TCATGATTTCTTATGTTTTAATTGATATTGTTTCCGTTGCTTGCAGGCTATTTCAAAAGCCGTTCTTATCTCGTTTGAATAATTTCGGATATCTTCTACTGATTGTAACTGAATCCATTTATATCCGGTTCTGTTCTCTGTAACAAAACATATCCGCTTGCTGTACGGCCTTAATGATACACGGCATACCCACCAATATTCATGTCCAGTCCAAATCAGCAGATAGCCTTTGAAACTGGTATATGATATTTCACTTTGTTCCCCAAGAACAGCTCTGATTATATTGTATGTGTCTGTTTCCTCCCGTGTAATCACTGCATCTTGTTTGTCACCTATAACAGCCATTCCATCGTTCGGTGCTTGTCGTGTTTTCTCTTCTTTCACCAGTATGGCGGTATCCGGTCTGCCTGAAATCATCCCTCCTATCACGGACAAGATAGATTTCCTCACAATCGGTCTGTATTCTTCGATCAGCTTCGGTGTGGATTTCCCGTTATTAAGATTTCTGACAAAATACCTCGTAAACTCATCGCCCGGCGACTGGAAATTCTTTGCAAGAATCTCCTTTATCTGTATCATCATTTGCAGTTCCTTTGCCGTGCTGAGTATTTCCGACTCATTGTAGCATGACTTGTGGAACTTCTTCATTTCCTCTATATCTGCATCCGACAAGTCCAGCATATTCACCACCAAGAAAGGTTTCTCGTCCATGATGTTCGTCTTGTCAAGATCCGCATAAAACCGATACTCGATACCGTTTGTAAGCACCCCAAAGCGTGCGTTGGACGCAGCATAGTATTTTGAAAGCTGGGTGTTGTGCAAGTCAAGGTTCTGCTTACAGTGCTTGCATTCTATCAGAAGAATCGTCCTGCCATCCTTTTTGATGGCGTAATCTATCTTATCACCTTTCCTTGTCAGATCGCAGTCCATTTCAGGCACTACCTCAAAAGGATTGAATACATCATATCCCAACGCCGTTATTATGGGCATGATGAAGGCGTTTTTGGTGGCTTCCTCTGTCTGGATGGCATCTTTCTGCTTCTTTATCCTTTCTGCAAGCTGAAGTATATTGTCTTTGAAATCCATACCTATTTTATAAGTTGTTTATAAATTCGGTCGCTTCATTCTGTTCAGTTCCGGTGTATTCCATATACTCCCTTACAGCCTGCTCGATATACCCACGGGATTTTAAGACGTTCCACTTCTTTATTTTCCGCTGGTATTCTTCACTGCTTCGGTCTATAGTAGGACGTTCTTTCTTTGGCTGTTGTGCAGAAGTGCTCTCCTTTTTGATTTCGGTTGCTGCTACCACCTTTATATCACCTTTGCTCTCTTTGTTGTTGTGCTGCTTGGGTTCCTTCATTTCCGACGCTATTGTTTTCAGCAGTGCCAACATTTCACTGTTTTGCTTTTCGTACAGCGCCTTGATGCCTGCTACATTATTGGTCATATTCCACACCTTGAAGAACAAGATTATCTGCAAGATTCCGAAAACCAAGCAAACGATTGCTAGAATTAATGTAAACGTTTCCATAGTGTATTATTAATTAAATTTCATTTAGTCATCCTTTCCATTAAAGACAGCAACCTGTCCACCTGCTCTTGCGCTTTCGCTGTAAGTCTTTGCTGTTCCATCAGACTTTCTAATGCCTTTTCCAAAGCGCTGGTGGTATTCACGTTATTGCCGTTTCCTGCTACAGAAGTTCCATGATGGTCGCTATTGGCAATATATGAAGATGTATCGTTAAGCATCTCCCCTTCTCCCGTAAGAAGCCAGTCAGTATTAAGTTCAGGGAATTTTCTCTGAATATCCAGCAAGCCACGTTTGCCTACAGAATTTTTAATCTTGTGCACATAACCATTGGATAGCCCACAAGCCCTTTCGAAATCTGATATTGAAATCTTCTTCGATGAGATGAAATCAAAAAGCCTACTCTGTACATTCATAAACAACAAGTTTAATTAATATTAAAATCCACTGATTAATCACTGAGTTTTCTTGTTTCTTAGATAATATATTTATCTTTGCATTACAAAATTAGTAAAACAATAAATAAATCAAAATAATATGGCAGAAAAAGAAGAGAAAAGCCCGATTACACCAACGCTGAGAGTGATGAAGATAGGTGAAGAATTTACTTATCCTATTCAGATGATGACTTCCGTCAGAACTGTATGTACCACATACGGACTACAATGGGGAAAGACATTCAAAACCCGTATAGACAGAGAGGCTAAAACAATTACAGTAACTAGAGTGAAGTAGAGTACAAGGAATTTTAGTAACCCAAGGTAAATGATAATACACTGGATATGAAAACTGAAAACAGACCGATTGATTCAATATCCGATAAGGATATGATAGAACTTAGAAAGTGGTGTTTTGATCGTGTCCTTACGGAACGTAATGCCATTATGATGAATATGAGAGAAGAAGCACCCCTTGATGATTTTTTCACAGAGATGCTTCGGATTTCAGAAAGAATCAAAGACTGGGTTCTTACTGGAGATCTTACATCTTTGTAAGCATAAGAGCATCTTCAATTTGAGAAATAACCATGTCATAACTTTCTGAAACTTCATAGATGATGTGCCCGTCATTACCGTTGGGAATCGTCAAATGCAGCAGTGTATTTTTACCCGCACGTTCAATCGCTGCAATATTAAGAACATTGACACATACTGTTTTAAAGTCATTCGGGATGGCAACATCTACTTCAATAAAGTAATTGATTTTGGCTTTTAGTTTTATATTTCTTAATTTTTTAAGTTGACATTGCAAAGTTAAGAAAAGCCTCTGAAAAAGACGTGAGTTGCCGAATCGACTTGGCTCAGAGGCGCGATTTTAAAGAGTTCTTTGACATTTTGGAAAACACAATAAAGAAAAACAAAAACAGACAACTTTCAGCACGTCAATTTGTCTTTAACGTGATGAGTATGCTTGGTGTGAGGCACAAGTATCGCTGAAAGTATGACCTTCAGATACAGCCTGTGCGGACGTAGTGAATATTCCGTACAGGCACGAGTTTAAAAAATATCAGATTATAAGATTCGTATTGAATAGTTCACTCAGTGAGTGGTACAACACAATTAGTAACAGCATTCAATATCAATAGCACATCACGTTAAACAAAGTTTAACTAATTGATAATCAGTTGTTTATATTTGTATAATCCACTTTAATAAAGTATCTTTACAATATCAAAATAAACCCATAAACAGCAAGGATATGAAAAGATACGATTTAAGCAGAATAATGACAAGAGCGCATTACATTTTCGGCCACACGTTCAATACCACATTCAGCTACTGCCTGACAAAAGCATGGACGGAAGCCAAAGAGGAAGCAAGAATAAGCGAGGAGAATGCAAGGCGTGCCGCTGAATATAAGGCAAAGTACGGAAACCGCGATTACAGGAACTACCGATCCTATTACAGTTCACGCATGGGACACAATGACTGGAGATGCGACTACCGCAATGATGCCAAAGCAACAGTCATCCGCTCGTTCAATGCAAGATGATGGTTGTATATGACAGATTCATTTGCCAGACTCTATATAATCCCATCCCCTCCCGTAAGATTCGGGATAACAACCGGTTTAAGCCATTGAGGGGATCATCAGTATGCTAGTCTTATTTTGTTTGTGTGTTAGTCACAATTCTTTATGTATCTAATTCTGAAAAGTTCCAGATGTTCCGGTCCGTGAGGATAGGAACACCACTCCACTCTGTCACAGGTGCGTACAATGGGCATGAATCATTATCTCTATATTCATTTGCCAGGTATGGAGGTTCGATACCTCACAGAGTGACCAAATATCAAATCTTAATTCATTATGGAAAATAAATATCAGATAACAGGCTACCAGCTTGTTTATGCCAATGGAGGAAGGGATACAGTAAAATTGCAGACCCCTGTCATTATAAGCGACATAGAGGGATACAGACGTAAGATACGTTCTGTTCACAACTGTATCAGTGTCAACCTCAGTTATATCGAACTGCCGTGAGATTTTACCGCAATGTACCAACTATAAATCCTGAATATCATGTTAAACGAGGAAGTATTGAAAATCGTCCTGAATGACAAGACATTCGGACAGAGAGAAGCCGCCACTATCGTGGGCGGACGAGGAAGGTTGTTCAGACTGGTAGGTTCTGGTGCCATACGTGCCGAAAAGAAACCTGCCGACAGGCAGAACGGAAGATGGTACTGCAACGCCTTTGATGTACTGAAACACGCCGCGCTCAAATAGATTATTTGAATTTCAAATAGTTATATAAAGTTAAGCCACTGATTTTTAAAGTTTTACAATTTTGCACCCAAAGTAAAAATAGTTAACTTTATATCACTATAAGGAACTAATAAACAATAAGTTATGAAAGTATTATATCTCATTTGGTTTGCTCTGGCAGCTATCGTACATGGTACAATAGACAATCTTGACACCGCATTCTGGGTATCAATATCCGCATTCGTGGTATTATCTCTCATACTTGCCGTGAGAATTGACAGAAAAAATAATCTTAAAAACATATATAATGATGAGAACAGACAATGAGTTGCAGCAGATGAGCCATGATGAGCTTATTGAACAGGTGAAAGGATTGCAGTTCCAGCTTGCCGGTATGGAGCTGGCTGAGAAAGAGAACGCAAGGATGAGGGAGATTCTCTCCGCTATCGGCATTATTTATGAATCCTATACGATGGACTGTCATGAATGAGGAACTTGCACGGCTGGAAGCCGAACTTGAGAAAGTGAAAGGGTGCGGGTTGGAATATCTGCCTGAATACGGTTTCTCTTCAAAAGAGGAAATCATGCAGCTTATACAGGAGGATATAAACGAATTACGCTCGGAGATGGAATGCATTCAAAAGGATTACGCTACTGACGAACTTGAAGAAGAGCGCACGAGGTTGTGCATCCTTCAGGGAATACCAAGATATTGTTGAACTTTAAAATATTCAAGAGTGATGGAAGAAAACAATCAAGTTACAGAATTACAGATTATTCAGGCCAAACAAGCGGCCGAGTTTGCAATGACACCGGTAGGGCAAACCGTGAAACAGTTTGAGGTCATGCAGCGCATGGCCAACATGTACACAACAAGCACAATTGTTCCGGATACGTACAAGGGAAATGTGGGAAACTGCGTGATTGCGCTGGATATGGCCATGCGTATGGGGTGTAATCCGCTTATGTGTATGCAGAATCTTTATATCGTGCATGGCAACCCTGCTTTCAGCAGCAAGTTCCTGATTGCCACTATTAATGCAAGTGGCCGTTTCTCCCCACTCCGTTATGAGTTTAAGGGAGAAGAAGGTACGCCGGAGTACGGATGCCGCTGCATTGCTTATGAATCGTCCGACAAAGACCACAAGGAACCGCTTCATGGTGACTGGATCACCATGGGGATGGCTGAAAAGGAAGGCTGGACCAAGAAGAACGGTTCCAAATGGCAATCAATGCCAAGCCAGATGCTCCGTTATCGTGCAGCCGCTTTCTGGCAGCGTGTTTATTGCCCGGAAATCTCAATGGGGCTTATCACCAAAGAGGAGGCAGATGACATTCAGGATGCCGAATATGAGGAAATTATTGATAAATCAGCAAAAAGCAACAAACTTGCCGAAATCGCTGCAAAAGCCGCAGGAGTCAAGGATCAACCCCGCCCGGAACAACCGACAGATCAAACTCAAGACTACGCGAATAATAAACCTACTCGAAAATCATTGTTATAATGGAAATACAACATTCTATAGAATGGTTCCGTAAGCGGCTCGGTAACTTCACCGGGTCGCAAATCGGACTCCTAATGAAGAAAGGGAAAAGTGATTATTTTTCCGATACCGCCAAAACTTATATTTATCAGGTTGCATCAGAGAGGGATATGAATCCTGAAATTATCAATGATGATGTCGAGTTTGAGAAATACCTGCATCAGGTCTGTGTCAACACCAAGGCGATGCAATGGGGTACTGATCAGGAAGAAAATGCCAGAGAGCTGTATGAACGTCTGACAGGAAGACATATAGTTGAGACAGGATCATGCAAACACCCTGCCATAGAACATTTCGCAAGCAGTCCTGACGGTTATTATTACGATGAAGAAACCGGTGAAAAAGGCTGTCTGGAAATCAAATGCCCGATTCAAAGCACTTTCATGAAGTATAAAAGTGAAATACACAACAATGCGTCGCTGCTTGATGTCAAGTTCGAGTATTTCTACCAGTGCATGGCCCATATGATGTGCACAGGTGCGCAATGGACTGATTTTGTTATTTACAACCCTTTCCAGAGCAATCCTATTCATATAGTAAGGATATTGCCGGATGAAGCGGTGTTTGCCGAAATGGAGAAGCGCATTCGTGTGGCTGATGATATTGTCAAAGAACTGATTGAAGCGGAATGACGGGACAACTATTGATAAAAGAAACCCAGTTGCAACGTATCATACGTAAAACTGGAAGAAAACCATGCGAATGCAAATGCTCGTTATGCAGGATGCAATGTCACACACCATGTCTGGGTACTCCTCAGGATATAGAGAGGCTCATAGATGCCGGATATGCCGACAGGCTGGCTCCCACTTTGTGGGGAGCCGGGATAATCATGGGCGTGATTGATATTCCCATCCCCATGATTCAAGCTGTTGCGGGTGACGAATACTGCATATTTTACCATAACGGACTATGTGAACTTCATGACAAGGGATTGAAGCCTACCGAAGGACGTTTGTCACATCATTCCACACGCCTTGATAATTTCAAGGCCTCTAAAAGTATATCTTGGAATGTCGCTAAAGAATGGCTTTCCGAAGAAAATGCAGAAGTTATTGAACGTGTAGCTGATAAATTTAGTAGAAACTAAAAACAATAGAGCGATGAATACAAGCTATAAAGAAAACACCCCTGACAACTTTTGGCAAATCAGATGGCTTGACAGGTATATGGAAGGTCACAACGGGTTCATTGCAGGCGGGTGTTTTAAAAACATCCTTTCCGGTGAACGTGTAAAAGATATAGATATATTCTTTGAAAGCAACGATGACTTCCAAGATGCAGTAGATTTATTCAATAGCGACGGCTATGTGAAAGATGGCTGGAAATTTAAATATCGTAATGAAAAGGTATGTGCCTTTCAGAAAGACGGTGAAAAAATATGGATTGAATTTATCGAATCTGAATTTGGTACGCCGGAGGAAATACTTAGGAGCTTTGATTTTACCGTTGCGAAAATGGCTTATTTCAAGCAACCTAAATACGACAATAGCGATGATGATATTCCTTTTTCATCAGAAAAAATAGTTGGCTATGAATACCGGCTACTCCATCATGAAAACTTTTTCGAGCATCTTCACATGAAAAGGCTGGTTATTGATGAAAATATTCCTTTCCCAATTAGCACATGGGAGCGTACATATCGGTATAAAGGATATGGTTACAACATGTGCCGGGAAACCAAGAAAAAACTTTTAGAAGCTATTCAGAAAACGAATTTAGATTCTGCCGATTTGTCTATGTACAATAATGGTGGATGGGACTAATAAAAATATGGAACAATGAATACACAGATAGCAATCCAGGAAAGCGATCTTGAACTGATCGTCAGTGAAAAGACGTTAGGTAGTCTTACTACCAACGCAAAGCAAATCAGAGATATGGTAAAAGCCGCTTTGCCAATGTATGATATCTCCAATTATAACGATGAGAATATCGATCAGGCAAAGAAAGACAAGGCAGCTTTAAACAAGGCGGCGAAAGCCCTCAATGCCAAACGTCTTGAAATTGAGAAAGAATTCATGAAACCTTTCAGGGAGTTCAAGGACGTTGTAACCGAAACCGTGAAACTTATCGGCGAGTGCTCTGCCAAGATTGACACGGTAGTCAAGCAAAACGAACAGCAATACAAGGATAGAAAGAAAGCCACTATCAAGACTTACTTTGATGGATTGAATGTTAACCTTGTAGACTTCGATAAGGTTTTCAAGTCTGAGTGGCTCAACAAATCCGCAAGCATGAAGTCTGTATGCAACGAAATTGATTCCATATTCTCCAAAGTCGAGAACGAACTTTCCACGCTGAAGGGGTTTGGTGAGGATTTCGATGTCCTTCGTACTTATTATATGGATACGCTCAATATCGCATCCACCATCCAGTATGCCAACCGTCTGAAGGAGCAGCGTGAGCGTGCCAAAGCAGCAGAAGAAGCGCGCATCAAGGCAGAGCAGGAAAAAAAGGCTGCTGAAGAAGCGCAGATGAAAGAAGAAGCGGAACGAGCCAAACAGAATTCAGTCAATCCATTTGCAAGAGCCAGTCAGCTGGTCACCAATGAACCACCTTCCTTTGTCGAGCAAACCAAAGCTCAGGAACCGGAGCTTCTGACGAGAGCTTTTACTGTTACCACAACTCGTGAAAATATAATCGCTCTTGGTGACTTCATGAATGATAATAATATTGATTTCGACAAGATTGAACTTGCAGATACCCTATGCAATACAGATTTGAATTCCATTGTCAGAATGCTTGAATATAGTGCAAATCTGATAGACAAAACCTCTACCAAACCTTGCGAAGCAGATAAGGCAAGGCAATTCAGAAACATGATAAAGAAAATTCAAAAGAAAATAGAACAATGAAAATTACAATCAGCAAAACAACCGAGTTTGAAGCGGTCTACCTGAAAGTGGATGCAGGTGTACGCTATTGGGAAGACGCAGAAGTAAACGGAGTTAGTGATTCTGAAAATCCGCCAACTATTCCTTGTGCTGAATTTATCCATGCCGATAATGAATACCGCTGGCGACCTATTATCGACATCGACAATGGAGTTATCACTAATTGGGAAAAAGGTTTTACCGCACAAGTTCACTATAAGGTATGCGATGATGGCATTTATACAGTTACTGATAAAGATGGCAACATCATTGTTGAGCATGAGGGTTACGTTCCATCCATCATGTGCCCGGAAGATGAAGGATATGGCGACTACATCATTATGAATATTGACGAAAATGGATTTATTCAAGGATGGGAAAAAGAATTGATTAGTAGAATTATAAAAAAGTATGAGGATTAAATGAAAGCATTATTTAAAATGGACTTCGATTGCGGAAGAATGGGCAATCTTGAAGGAGTATTTATTGCAGACACAGAAGATGTCGAATACTTAGTGAATAACAAAATCAGTGTTTACTTCGGTGAAGTACTTGGCAAACACTCTGAAATATCCGGGTGTGTGGCTGAAAGTGAAATCAAACAAATAACCACCGATGAAAATGTAATCAAGATAGTTGAAGAATATGGGCTCAACAGTGGGTATAATCCATTTGAATACACTCTTTGTACATCAGAAACGGAAGATATACCAGACAACGGAGTTGATTGGGATGATTGTACTGTACAAGAATACATAGACTTTATGAGGAAAGGTATAATACCCCAATATTACGAGAAAGATTATAAAGAATGGCTAAGTAGCCAAAAGGAGGATTAAATCATGCAAGACTATATTTCAGATTGGTTCATCCCGATGGACTTTGGGTATGACATTCCGGACGAAGAGCCGGACGGTGAGGACAACTTTAATTTTGACTGAGAGTGGTATGAAAGAGTATATTTATTTAATCCTGTTTCTGATAATAGGAATTGTTGTCGGGAATAGGGTATTCAATCACTTACACGCATGGCTGGGCGTAACAATAATATCAGCCACAATAATTTTCTTTATTTACAAACTGATTAAAACATTGAAAGATGAAAAGACTGATTAAGTTAACGATGGTATGTATGACCTTAGTAATGTTTGTCTCCTGTGAGAGAGTAGCCCCTAATTATGCAGGTGTCCTTATGGAGAATTACGGCAAGCAGGGAAAGGAGGATTTCAAGATTGTTTCCGGCAAAGTGTCCACATGGGAATTGGGCACAGAACTTTTTCAGGTTCCGCTATTCGATCAGCGTGGAGAATTCGCTGAAGCTGTCACACTGAAAGCTGCCGACAACACGGAGTTCAAGGCGTGTCCTACATACAGCTATAAAGTTATCAAGAACCGTGCCATTGATGTTGTCTTTGACAACAAGCATATTGGCCGTGGAAGTGACTTTATGTCTTCGTTGGAAGATAACATCTTGGAACCACGTATATATGATTTGATAAAGGAAGAAAGTCGAAAGCATAAGACCGATAGCCTGATGGCTGACGGAGGGTCGTTGGTATTTGAGAAACGGTTGGAACAGATAGTTGACATGGAGTTTGAAAAAAGAGGTCTGCAACTGCTCACATTCTCCGCACAACTGGAGTTCTCCGAAAAGGTCCGTGAGAAGATTGACAGCCGGAATGAAGTGAACACCAATATATCCGTACTGGACCAACAGATTGAGGAACAGAAGAAACGCAACGAGCTGGAACAGTTGAAAACCGAACAGGCTCTTATCCAGTCAAAAGGTCTTACCAAAGAAATTCTTTACAAACAGTTCATTGACAAATGGGATGGGAAGTCGCCGATTTACGGTTCTATCCCTGATTTGATCAGAATACAGAAATAACTTTGTTACCTTGCCTTCCCGGTCTGTGAAGATAGGGAGGCAAACGGGAGGTTGGCGGAAATGGCAGACGCTAATCAAGATGTAAGGTGCAAAATTCTAGGATAACCGTTAATATCCAAGCCGGCAACCTACGAGACATCTTAGGGGAGCTGACTTGAAATCAGTGAACTGCAAAAACACCACTCATGCAGGTTCGAATCCTGCACCTCCCACTATAAATGAATAAACGTTGAATATCAAACTTTAAAAGAATTAATTATGATGCATACTTGGTTTGAATGCAAAATCCGTTACGAAAAGGTAATGGAAAACGGCATGAACAAGAAAGTAACTGAACCCTATCTGGTTGACGCGTTGAGCTTTACTGAAGCAGAAGCCCGTATCATTGAAGAAATCACTCCGTATATCAGCGGTGAGTTCACTGTTTCGGACATCAAACGCGCCAACTACAGCGAACTGTTCCCCTCTGAAGAAGATGCAGCCGACCGCTGGTTTAAGTGCAAGCTGTTCTTCATCACGCTGGACGAAAAAAGCGGAGCGGAGAAAAAGACCTCCACTACCGTATTGGTACAGGCTTCCGATCTTCGCGATGCTGTAAAGAAACTGGACGAAGGAATGAAAGGTACAATGGCAGACTATCAGATCGCATCCGTAGCCGAAACCGCCATCATGGATGTATATCCGTATGAAGCTAAGGAAGTTCCGATATCCAACACTCAGATATCGGAAAGTGCTGATTCTCCTGTAGTACGCAATTTTATCCAGTCCCTACCGGATGGTTGCAGGACAACCATAACAGTAGCAGGAAAGCAGGTTGTTGTCGACAAGACCGGCAAGGACACGGTAGTAACCCCACATAAGGAAAAAGACGATGACATACGAGGAGATGATTAAAAAAGCGCAGTCGTACAAAATGCGCGGGAAGCCGAAGAATGACGAGCACCGCATACAGTCCGCTTGTGTCCGCTGGTTCCGTTTAAAATATCCGAAACTTAAAAACGTGCTTTTTGCTGTTCCCAATGGTGGCAGACGTGACGCCATCACCGGAGCAAGACTGAAGGAGGAAGGTGCGACCAGCGGAGTGTCAGATTTGATACTGCTGAAGAGCAACCGCTTCTATGGAGGACTTTGCATTGAGATGAAAAAGCCGGGAGGCCGCCAGTCTCCTGCACAAAAGGAATGGCAGAAGGATGCGGAAGCCAACGGAGCGAAATACGTCGTCTGTAAATCATTGGATGAGTTTATGAAAGTGACAATTGATTATTTGAATGACGTATGACAAACAGAAAAACTATAAACCATAAATTGAATTGCAAGTATGGAGATAAACTGTAAATATTGTCCTAAAAACGATGGGACCGGCAACTGCCTCATTAACGGATGCCCCCTGCCTCCTGTCATAAAGGAGATAGAAGAAATGCAGTCCTTTTTGGAGATAACCGCAAGTGACAATCCAAAGGAGCTTATAGACCGCCTCACTGATATAAACGTCTATCTCGCACGCTCTGGCAAGCTGCTTGCTGACGCCAAGGCATATCAGGATCAGGTGACAGCGAATGTATATGCCAGCCACATGGAATTCATCTCACGTGTTCCCGCGACTGTCGCCATGAAATTTGTCGCCGCGCAAAGTGTGACCGCCAATCAGATTGTGACATGGCTGGACCGTATAAACCGTACCCTCGTCCATGCCGGAGACAATATCAGGACCCAGATATCCTTTGCCAAACAGGATATGGCACTGCAAAGGAAAGGCTACTGATAAATAACGTTTAAATTATTGATATTCAGAAATATATTTATTGTAATCCCATAACAAAAAGTTAACTTTACAATATATATAACAAACTGATTATCAAACAATAGACATGATGAAAAAGAATACAAAAAGGAAATCATTTGTCTTCTATATAGAATGGCAGGAAGTGCTGATGGAATATCCTGAGGAGGTCAGACTTGAAGTGTACGATGCAATTATCAAGTACGCCGCATCGGGGACACTGTCGGAGCAGAAACCGTTGGCTAAAATGGCATTCTCTTTTATAAAGAAACAGATAGATGAGAATTTGCTACATGAACCTCCAAGCGGAGAAAACCACTGGAACTGGAAAGGTGGAATTACTGATGATAACCACAGATGCAGGAATTCAAGCGGCCATAGAAATTGGCGAAATTCAGTCTTGGAAAGAGACAACTTTACATGTTGCCGTTGTAAAAAACGTAACATGGAGTTAAATGCACACCATATCAAACCATTTTCTTTATATCCCGAATTGAGATTCGATATAGATAATGGCATTACATTGTGTCGAGAATGTCATGTAAGACTACATAAAGAACAAATGAAATGGGAAAAGAAAGTTTTTTGATATATAAATCGTTTTACAAGCCTATATCGAAGTTATCGGACAAGCAACTTGGAAGATTATTCCGAGCTATATTCAAGTATCAACTTGGCGAGATTATTACGGTAGAGGAGGACATTGAAATAGCATTTGAGTTCTTCAAGAATCAATTTGAAATAGATGAAAACAAATACCATGGCATTGTCGAGAGAAACCGTAGTAATGGAAGCAAAGGGGGTGCTCCGAAGAGAGCGAAGAATGATAATTCGGATGATATTGGAACAACCCAAATAAACCCAAATAACCCAGTGGGTTTTTCAGAACCCAAAAAAGCCGATAATGATAATGATAATGTAAATGATAATAATAACTCTCTCTCTAGCGCGCATACGCGTGAAAACCTGGGCGATATTTCATCAGAAACATTCGATATGGATTTAGACAAATGCTTCGCGGACCTAAAGTCTGAGGAAGGATGGCTGAGGGATGCTTGGGAACGGGCATACAGGAACGGATTCAGGAACTTCACTTTGGATGAATGCAAAGACAAATACGTTGACCTGTACTATTGGAAGCTAAAGGGGGAAGGCGTTACACACAAGTCTGTTTCAGATGCAAAACGCCATTTCTCAAACTGGTTGATAACGGAACTTAAAAAACAGAAAGATGACAGAGCAAGAACAAAAACTTTCAGCAGAGCTACAACAGATCCGACAGGAAAAGTCATTTGCGGCGAAACTGAAACAGGAACAGATATACAATCTGGTGGAGCGTCACAAAAAGACTATTCTGCAAGATTTTGAATATGACCTGACGAATCCAGCCGAATATTACGCCCATCGTGATCTTGTCAGGCAGCTGGGCAATGATTATACTGGACGTGAATTCAGGGAGTTCGAGGTTGACGAGAACAACTCGAAGGTATTGTCTTTCCTGCTGTATTACTTCAACGGATGCAGACTGGCCGAGAAAGTGTTTCCCGATGAGGGTTACAAGATTCACAAGAACCTGCTGATTGTCGGGGCACCCGGCACTGGAAAAACAATGATCATGCAGATTTTCGCCGATTATCTGCGTCTGACACGGAATCCCAGCCAGTTTGAAAACCTCTCCGTCACCCAGATGATGAACTACTACAAGATGAACGGACACATAGACCTGTATTCCTACAACGAGGGGCAGTCAAAAGGATTCAATCCCGCCCCGTTCAATATCTGTCTGAACGACATAGGTTTGGAAACCGAGAATCAGAAGAGCTACGGTACCAGTCTTGACAGCGTGATAGACGAGTTTCTCTATGCGCGTTATGAGATTTACCAGCAGTTCGGGAAGAAATACCATATCACCAGCAATCTGAACATCGGTGATTTCAGGAAACGGTTTGAAGGACGTCTGATTGACAGATTCAAGAGTTTTAATGTCATTCCCCTGCTCGGAAACAGCCGCAGGAGATGACAGTTATATTAAGTTAAGCAGATGCGTTTTTAAGATTATATTATTTGAGAAACAAATAAATAAAAGTTATCTTTACATACATAAAAGAATTAATAAAAACCAAGAGCAATGAACATTACGAAAGTTTTGGCGGAAGAAGTTGCCAATAAAATGGTAGAGCCGTTAGAAAAGAAAATCAACCTGTTGCATGATGAACAGGTCAGGATTACGGAAGAGGTGATCCGAAAATCCATTCCACAGGAAATCACCGACTGTTTTCAAAAGTTTCGGTCTTATTTCTCTGTTGCATATAGCATCACACTGTTTAACGGTTCCTATGAAAAACGTGTTGCCGGACTGAAAGGATTTCCCAGCGCAAACGCTTACTATCCTCACATTGAGGCGGACAGGGAAGTTATTGAAAAGATAGACAAACTGGAAATCGAGATCAGTGCGGTAAAGGATGAGAAGACCAAGGTATATGAATCAGTCGTTGCGTCACTTCTGACATTACGGACATTCAAAAGAATCAAAGAGAATTTCCCTGAGGCATACAGACATATTGCCTGCTATGAAGATAAGGGAAAAACATCCGTATCCTTGCCGATAGACAATATCATGGACACTTTGAAAAAATACACCGTATGACATCTTGGGGAAGTTCACGTTTTACAACTTCTCCCCTATTCTGCGGATAATCCGACTTTATTTTTTATTTGAAAGTCAAACAAAATTTATTATTATGCAAGAAACAACTCAATTGAACACACTGACCAACATCGTATTTGTCCTCACGGACGTTTTAGAAATCAACCTTCTAGAAATGCAGCAGCAATACAAGAAGGAAGGCTTTGAACTCAGACACGATTCAAAAAGAAACTTCAACACAGCCATAGCCGCGATAAAGAGATTGAAAAGTGATGTGAATCATTGCAGCGAATCCACTCAGGAAAACTTCGGCAATGATTCTGACATGGTGAACGCCATGTTGCTCACACTGATTGATAGGTGCGGTGATGATGACAACCTCGCTTATAAGATGTACGAATACATTAAATCTTTCCCGTCCAAACTGAATCTGGACTTGGATTTGGATAATGCGTTCAGCCACCTGTTTAGAAAATCATGAAAACTGCTGATGACTGGAAAACGGTGAGTTAGTGGAAGTTGATTAACAGCTGACTGATAGAGCAATTAGAATTTAATTGATAATAATTACCATTTACCTGACATCAGGAAAATGGTTCAAAACCGAACAGAAATGAACAAGAAAGAGCAGCAAGCAATAGACTTCCTTCGCAGTATGGAACGTGACGATCTGCTATCACTCGGATTTTCAGGAGGTAAGGATAGTGTAGTTATACTTGACCTGGCTGAACGTGCAGGCATTAAGTATAATGCGATCTACGCTAACACCACAGTAGATCCACCGGGCACGATTAGCTTTATAAAGAAAAACTATCCACAAGTTCAGATAATGCATTCAAAGAAATCTTTCTTTAATCTAATTGAGGAGAAAGGTTTTCCATCTCGTTTACGTCGGTTCTGCTGCGAGAAGCTGAAAGAGCGATATGGAATTGGTAAGCGAAGCATTGAAGGAATGAGAGCTGCCGAAAGTAGAAATCGAAAAGATTATGAGCCGGAGCAGTGTGATACAAGAAAATGGATGAAAGGCGCAAAGCATATTCTTCCTATCCTCACATGGACAGAAGAAGATGTTTGGAGCTATATTCGTGAGCGTGGCTTGCCATATTCAAAGTATTACGATGCTCCATATAACCTTTCTCGGCATGGTTGCGTAGGTTGCCCGCTCTGCAATTACAAGCAGATGCAACTGGAGTTTAAGATGTTCCCCGGCTATGCAAAACGAATGATAGTAGCCATTGAAAGATATATGAGTACTCATCCGAACGGTTTCCTTGCTCGCAATTTTGAAAACGGCTATGAGGCATTCTATTACTATATCAATGAAGTCTCTATTGCGGATTTTCATGAGCAAAAGAAAGGGTTATTCAGATTTAGCGCAAGGGAAATTATTCGAAGAGAGATTTTAAATCAATTAACGTAATACCAAATAGAAATGAAGCAAAGTAAATTGACTCATGGCTCTCTGTTTAGTGGGATAGAAGGTTTCGGCTTGGGTGCAGCGTTTGCCGGAATAAAAACACTTTGGAGCTGCGAATATGAAGACTATCAAGCAAGTATAATCAAAAAAAAATTTGGAGAAAACCATGAAATCAACAGAGATATTAGAACGTATTCAAATCCAACATTTGTTGACATCATCAGCGGTGGATTCCCTTGCCAAGACATCAGCGTTGCTGGAAAAGGTGTCGGAATTGTCGGTGAAAGAAGTGGCTTATGGACTGAAATGTACCGAGTTATACGGGAAGTTAGACCTAAATACATCATCATTGAAAACAGTCCAATGCTCCTTATTCGGGGATTTGAACGGGTTTTATGCGACCTTTCCGAAATCGGGTATGATGCAGAATGGCAATGTTTATCAGGCACCGACTTTGGTATACAACAGGGTCGGGAGCGATTATATTGTATTGCCTACTCCTGTGAAATCAACGGCAAAAGGAGCATCCAAGAATCGATATTTCGGAAGCCCTACCTATCGGGGCAATATACACGAGTATATCCGGGATGGAGAACAAGACAGTCAATACCCTCACCCCGATTTGCTGGAAAGTCTAATGAACTTCCCGATAGGGTGGACAGAACGGAGTGTATAGGCAATGCAGTACAACCTATAATTGCGCACTATTTATTTGAATGTATTAAGATTTTCGATAAACAATTAGAGTAAAACAATAAAAATATGAATAAAAAAGAAGTTATACGAACCGTCAAAGCCTTTAAGAAGATTCTGAAAAAAGGTATTTCTCAAACAGTATGGGAATATAGCTATTGGGATATTCATGAAAAAAGATACACCGCCCATGAAATAGCTGCACGCTTTTTACGGATGAAAGGCTATAACGTGCGAATTAAGATAGGTGATAATACAGAGAATCCCTCTTATTGTTTCGGATATATACGGTTCTATAGATACGTGGCAATCAGTTTTAACTAATAACAAGATAAAAATGAAGAAAAATGACACAAATATGAAAGAATCAGAATATTGTATTGGTGATTTCCTATATGGAATCCCATCAAGTAAAGAATCGGAAATGTATAATCCGACAGATAAAAGAGTTTTCATTTATAACGGGTGTATGACAGGTGACGGTTATGGTATTCTTGTAGGATGGAATGATGGTCAAATTAAAAAGAGTACAGGGTTTAGAAATTTCATGTGGGGAGGTGATGTGCGAAAAGCAACCGAACAAGAAAAGCATGATTTTATGGCTAAATTAATGAATCAAGAAACAATTAATCCATATTGATATTAAAAAGTATATTGGAACAAAACCAATCAGAAAGGAGTGAAAAATGAAATATCCTAAAGTAAAGAAAAAAAATGAACAAAGAAGAATTTCAGACAAAGAAAAATGATATTGATTCAAAAATAAGGGAATTGAAGAATCAGAAAATTAAGTTGGAAAAGGAATACATTGAATCCAACCAAGGATTCCCTGTTGGAAGCAAAGTCTGTATAACGGTCCCGGCTCATGAAGGATATATTTTTTGGAACAATGAAAGGATATTGTTTCCCGAAGCGAAAAAGTTAGCCTATATCGCAGATTATGAGATTGATGATAATGGAGAGGTTGTCCCCTCTTTAAGACAGTTGGATTACAATGGGGGCATGTCAGCAATACCTTTATTTGTTAATTTAAAGAAGGCTATAATTGAATTAGTGTAAATCAAGATAGATATGAAAGAATCAGATGATAAATACAGCAACCGCATTGCAGATGCTGAACAACTCACGAAAGAGGTACAAGCTATTTATTCAGAAATTAAAGTTTTTGAAGATGCTTATAAAAAACAGATTGCTCCGCTTAAACAAAAAATTGCTCAATTGGAGGAATCTTTTCTGGATAAATGGTTGGTTGATTCAACAGGAAGACCTGTTAGTAAAGGAATGGTGATTGAGAAGAATGGAAAGCGATTTAAGGTTCTTAACCGATATCAACAATGTATATTTCAATATTTAGGTAATGCAAGAGTTTCAGTTTTACCTGAAGGTAAAAAGCGAACTCTTGATATTTTTCCCTCTGAATTAGTTGAATTTACTATTGTAGAATTAGCGTAAAACAATTTAGAAATGAGTGAAACAAAAATAATATTAGATGCCTGTTGTGGCAGTAGGATGTTTTGGTTTGACAAAAAAAACCCTTTGGCTTTGTTTGCTGACATTAGGGACGAAGAATACATTCTTTGTGATGGGCGGAATCTGAAAGTCCACCCAGACATCGTATCGGACTTTACCGATATGCCGTTTTTGGATAAATCCTTTAAACTGGTAGTGTTTGATCCACCCCATTTGCTAAAGGTTGGTAAAAATAGTTGGTTAGCCAAGAAGTATGGTAAACTTCCTGAAGATTGGCCAAGGGTGATAAAAAAGGGAATTGATGAATGCTTTCGTGTTCTGGATGACTACGGAGTTCTGATTTTCAAATGGAATGAGGATCAGATAACAGTTAGGGAAGTATTGAGTGCCATCAATCGGCAACCACTCTTCGGCCATACTACAGGAAGACATGGAAAGACTATGTGGATGTGTTTTATGAAACTGCCAATTAACTAATAACAAATGAGATATGAACGAATTGGAACAAGATAAAAGATATGTTTTTGGAGATATGATTATAGTAGCCACTACTGACTTTGACTTTAATCCTATCCTAAAAATTAGCACAGATGCCGGAAATGTGATTGTAATGCCATCATCCGATAATAAGATTATTGTAAAATCAACCGTGGATAAATAAAAAATTAGAAGGAGGTAATTATGGGATCATTTATAGCCCAACAGCCAAACGGCTTATATTGTAGGTTTAGTACAATTGTTGATACAGTCACGCACTACAATATGACAAAAGATGATTACATAGAAGTATGCAAAGACCGATTAGGAAAGAAACGTGGAGAAGAAGAGGCTAATGATATTTTAAAAAACTATCTGCACCCTTTTAACGATGTTCTTGAACAATTCATTCCTAATAATGATTCGGTTGAAGAGTTTAATATCCGCTTGAAAGAGATGGGATATATGGATGAGTTTAAGTTTAATGGATAATCCTCAAAACGGAACAGATTATGAATGAAGTTAGAAAGCTATATAACGATGATGGATGCGTTCTTAAAGAGGCGTCTAGCAATGACTATGAATCATGGAGTTCAGCAAGAACACTTGGTCCTATGGAAAGAAGGAAAGAATACAGAAACCTATGTTATAATTTTGAATATGAGCGGGGAACTAATATCCCTCACTGTGCAAAGAAAGGTGTATGTGATGAGGATTGCGAATACATGAGAAACTTTAAAGAATAGGATATGAAACAGACAGTAGAAGAAGCGGCAAGGGAGCACCAAACGCATTTTGAAATATGTGATGCCGAAGGTACAATAAGCGGATTTATTAATGGAGTGCATAAACAGAGTTATGAATCTTTTATTTCTGGCGCACAATGGCAGTCAAAGCAATCGCCTTGGATAAGCGTTAAGGAACGGTTGCCGGAAGAAGGAAATACTGTATTAATAAGACTTAAAGATGGTGTTATTAGGCTTGCATGTTATGATATAGAAGAAGATAGCAATATACACTTCTGGAATGACAATTACGCCTATGAATTGATTGGCAGTTGGGATGTTACCCATTGGTGCCATATTCCCTATTTTGACAATAATTACAAACTATCAAAATAATAGCTATGAAAGAGATATGGAAAGATGTAGAAGGAGTATTTGGGTATCAAGTTAGTAACCTTGGGCGTGTTAGAAGTCTTTTTAGCAGAGGTGGCAAACGGGCATATCCAAGAGTAATGAAAGGTCATATTGATTCTCATGGATATGTACAGGTGACAATTAGCGTAGATGGGAAATCGAAGCTTATGTTTGTCCATATATTAGTAGCAAAAGCATTTATTCCTAATCCTTTAGGCAAAAGGACTATAAATCATATAAATTGTAACAAAACTGATAATCGTGTTTGTAATTTAGAGTGGGCTACCGATTCTGAAAATATAAAGCACGCATTTGCTCATGGGAAGAAGCCTATCAAGGCACAACTTGGGAAATATGGTTTTGAAAGTTCAAGAGGAATACCTATTCAGCAAATTGATAGGCACACAAAAAATGTTATTAACATATTTGGCTCTGCTCTTGAAGCATATAGGGAAACTGGTGTGAACAAATCAGATATATTAAGCTGTGTTCATGGAAAATTAAAATCAGCAGGTGGATATATATGGGAGAGGTTTATCGGGCAGAAGTTGAACGGAAAAAAATATTGATTATGAAAACAATTATATTTACAATCATATGTATTATCGCCCTATTATGGGTTGGAGATCTCACAATTACATTTAAACCGTTTTCTATCTCGCTTCCCGGTTGGTATAAGCCTGTAGGTATCATCCTGTTTGTGTTGGCAATGGCGGTATATAACATTGGAGAATATACTAAAGGGTATAAGCATGGTTTCGATGATGGGATAAAGAATGTGTTGAAATACTTAAAAAGAAATGCACTTAATGGGAAATATAGCTCTATGAAAGCTCCCAATCAGACTTTATGCCAAATTTGCGTGGCTTTCCAGCATTCTTGGCTTATTGAAAATCGTATTTGAAGCCCCCTAAATCTTTACTTTAGCAGTAGTTCACAATTTTGTGATAAGAAAAATAGAATAGTTAGTGGTGATTCTTTGGAGTTGTCGCTAATTTTTTTTAAAGAAAATTATTCGCAAAAATGCGAATGAATAAAATTAAAATGCTATCTTTGCATTAAAGAAACAAATGAGATGGTAGTAACGTTTGATAAAGAGTATCTGAAAGAATTGTATGAGTTTGGAAAGGCGAATGATAAAAAGCATCGTTTTCAACCTGATATCGTACGTAGATATAAACGTTGTATAGATATAATAATCAGTGTCCCTGATGTAACTTCACTTTGTAAATACAATGGGCTGAGTTTTGAAAAATTATCAGGGGACAAAAAGGACTTTTGCTCTGTTAGAGTAAACAATCAATATCGTATTGAATTTACAACCACAGAGGTGCAAGGTGAAGTAGTGACTACCATCTGTAATATAATTGAATTGTCTAACCATTATAAATAGAAAGTTATGATTAAAATAGATGGCGTAGACCCTAAAATGATAGCTAATAACTTAATTCCTTTTGAACCGACACACCCGGGAGAAGTATTAAAAGATGAAATTGAATTTAGGGGTATTTCTCAAAAGAAACTTGCTAAAGAGATGGGTGTGTCTTATACTGTATTAAATGAAATTCTGAATGCAAAGCGTTCACTAAATACAAAATATGCTATGCTCCTAGAAGCCGCGTTAGATTTAGATGCGGAACCTTTGCTCAAAATGCAAACATCTTATAATTTGCAAATGGCAAAAAAAGACAACAGGTTTATGGAGAGAATTAATAAGGTGCGTAAGATTGCAGCGTTATTATGATTGATGTTAGAGAATTAAGGATTGGTAATTATGTACACCTTTTTAAGAGTTTTATTATAATTTAGGCGTGATTCCATTTGGTTTCACGCCTTTTTGTACCATTCTCTAAAGTTTTTTCAAATACTTTACAGTAACTTTCTAAAGCTTACTTATATTTCTTCATCTCCGGCAAATGTTTCCTTATGTCACTAATACGTGTTGCGTCACTCGGATGCGTACTCATGATCTCTGGCACTGAACCCGATCCGCCCGCCGACATCTTCTGCCAGAATGTGACGGCCACATTCGGATTATAACCAGCCATCGTCATAAGAATAAGCCCCATATAGTCAGCCTCGGTTTCATGTTTGCGTGAGAATGGAAGCATCACACCGTATTGTGCTCCAAGACCATAGACTATATTCCCGGCTTTCTGTATGGCGGCGGACTTTCCACTGAGAGCCTCCCCCAAAATTTTCGCTCCGTATTGTGCAACCAGCTGCTGACTCATACGCTCATTGCTATGCTTGGCCACAGCGTGCGCCACTTCATGTCCGATAACTACAGCCAGTTCGTCATCAGAGGAAACCAGATTCATCAGTCCCTCATACACAACGATTTTGCCTCCCGGCATACAGAAAGCGTTCACCTGATTATCCTTAACCAGATTGAATTCCCATGAGAAGTTCCTCACCTCACCGGACATTCCATTATTTACCAAGTATTGTTCCGTGGCAGCGGCTATTTTCTTTCCGACACGTGTCACCATCGCTTTCTTTGTCGCATTGTTTGATATCGGTGCCGACTTGATATATTCCGAATACTGGGTCAGACTTGATGAAAGCACTTCGGAGTCGGATACAAGCAGCATCTGTTTCCTGCCTGTCAAAGGAACACTTCCACAACCATATAACAGAAGCACGGTTGCAAATAAAGTCACAATTTTTTTCATGCACCTATAATTTTAAAAGTACGAACAAAGTTAACGATTATTTTCTAATTGGGATAAGTCGATATATGAAAAAGCATTGCACATATCATTGGACGGTATTCATACAAAGCGCGACTGAAATGAACATGTCAATATCCAACTTTAAGTTAAATCAAGTTTAACTCACTGTTAATCAGATGGTTATATTTGTACACATCGCTAATAATCAGTATCTTAGCTATATAAAAGAAACCAATATTACTAACAATTAAAACATAGAAGATATGAAAGCAACAGATATTAAAATGTACATCAGTACATTGTCTATTATCAAAAAAGGTCAAGAAATTGAATGTGGTGACTTTTTAGGTGGTAGAAAGGTAAATGCCAGTCAAGAAGATGCCTTGAATAGCATGAAAAATGCTGTATATATGTATTTGTTTGCATCTATCATGAAGAAGGATAAAGGTTACAAAACAATGGCATTCACAATAACCGCTTGCAATTCTGCTATTTATGATAACAGCATGAAGACAGAGGTTGTATGTAAGGTTGGTTATAAAGAAATGATACAGCTTATCAAAGATGGGTATAGAAGTCCACTATTTGATACTCGCAAGCTGAAATCATTGGTAGATATGAGACTTAAAGAGCTAAAGATAGCATAATAACCAGCAGGGCGAAAGCCCTGCGCAACAAAAAAGAATATGACCAAGAAAGAATTAATTGCAGCACTTGCAAATGTAAATGATGACGCGGTGGTATTGTTTGGCACGAAAGAAATTCAGTTTTTCGGTGCATTTGCTACACAGGTATATATTAACTGGGATAGTAATGAGGTTCTTATAGCCAATAAGCACACAGATGCCACAACACCAGTTTACTGCGAGTTATTACATGAGGATAAAACGCATTAACATAAATCGGCAGGGCGAAAGCCCTGCGCAATATAGAAGAATATGAAAGAAAATATATTTTTAAAAGCAGTTATAGAAAAACCGTTATTGAATAATGAACCAGAAGTTTTACACCTTTTCGTTCAAATAATCAATGAAATAACTTCTTGTATGTCAGAAGACGAGTTAAGAGGCTGTATGAGCTCTTTAATAGTAAGACACCCTTATTTTAAACTGTTTTTCGATTATGGTTTCGGACATAATCATATGTGGGTGAAAGCATCAGGTTCTTTAGAAAGATTGATATTGGTTGAGTTCTAATCCGGTAGCCTTATGGCTACCACAATATACACGATTATGAAAGCAGATTTAGTTTTAGTTATCAGCCCTGAAGCCCCACTGATGAAGCAACTGGGCAAGGTATTGGGTAAGATGGTAACCCCTTATGACTTCTCTACTATAGAGAGGGGTGAAAAGTACATCACCATACAGCATGATGAAACAGGGCTTGTAGTGGCTTATACGAGTGAAGAAAGATTGAACGTAAAAATGAATTAAGAATGAAGAATGTATTAGAATCTTTGAAAGAAAGTGTCAAGAGTGGCAAAATCACAATCAGAGAGGCAGCTATAAAGCTGCATAAAGCAGGGTGGACGAGTTTTGTAGACGTGGATAAAGCGAAACAATTACTTGAATTATGAACTCAATAAATGTAAACGGTTGCAGCGTATGCCAGCCCGGCAAAGAGAATTACACTACCTACAACACCAGGTTGAGAGGTAAAAGAGTGAGAATGTACCAGTACGATTACCGTACTGAAAGTGGTGAACTCTTTGCTTGTTGTGCGCCTACCTTAGAGGCGTGTAGAGAAAGACGGGACAAATGGTTGGACGCTAAAAATAAATCAGTATGTTGACAATAGAAATACCAAAATCAAATAGAAGAAAATCCGAGGAAGACGCACTTGCATCTTTCATCCTCTCGGAAATCAAAGAGAAAGGTGAATGTGTTTACTTTCATTATGGCGTAGGATGGGGAAATAACTGGCCTCATTGTTGGGCAAAAAATACTGGAAGTGACGCTAAAGACAGACACCAAATTTCGGAGTTGGCGCACGATAATGTCATAAGAGCATTTATAGACAAGGGCTATTCTGTCGAGTATAGAAGTGAAATAGCCGCTGGAAGATATGTGATTATTAGAGGATGAATTACAATGGAAACGAAAGTAACTAAAGATGGCTTTGTTTGGTTGGTAGTACCAGACAATTATGCAATGGAGATGTGGAAAGCCAATCTCGCCACATTGTATGTACTGCATAATGATGACAGTGAAACAATGGTAGAAACGGATCTGCAAATGGCTGATGCTATACATGACGGAGAGCGAATTGGCATTGAGGTTGGATTCATCAAAGGCCTGCTCCCGGCCTGTCCCCAATGCGGCAGTAGGCTGGTGCCAAGTAGAAACCCTGAATATGAATGGGAGTGTTTAGAGTGTGATGAAGATTTTAAAACGTGTGAGTTATGATACAACAAGAACTGAATAACATATCAACCTACGTGGTTGGCGATTTTATTATTAAAGTGATAGATGCTCATAATGTAAGAATAACAACAGATAGAGGAACTGTGTTGGTTTGCCCTAGATCGGACAACTCTATAATTGTAAAATCATCAAAAGCATTAGAGAATGAAAGCAAGGATTTGAAAATTTATAAGGAGGAACCAAAATGATAGCAAATAATACAACCCTATCTGATTTTAAGAAAATATCCGGCATGAATGGACGAATTTACAATTTTTGTTCGCAAGCCGGAATTAAGACTTTTGACGATTTTATGTCTTTTGTTCCAAGTACTTATTGTGGAAATATGACGTATCGCACTATTGCTGAAATAACAGAGCTTCAATACGAATATAAAGGAGAATGGGAACGCGCAAGCGCTGACAATAGAGATATTGATTGGGAGCAACGTAGGTATGAGATAGCAAAGGAACTTATGAAAGGCTTTGCTTCCAATCCGCATGATCAGTGTGCGGATGCAAGTTGCGAAACGTTAGCCCAGTGGAGCATTAGCGGTGCTGATGCTCTTATTACAGAATTAAAGAAGGAAGTAAACAATGACACAGAAGCAAGCATTTAAGCAGTTGGAGGAATACTGCAAGGCAAACAATATGCACTTGACAAGTTCCTCATTCACCCGAAACGCTTATGCAATCGTGATACACGATACAGTTCCAACTGGCAACAGGGTATGTGAAAACGGAGTACCATGTCACCGTTTAAGCGGTTATCATACGCCAAAAGAGCTTTTGATATGGCTTGACGGTTATCACGCTGGAATACAGAAAGGAGGCGCGAAATGAAAAAGTACAAAATAAAAGTAATAGAAACCCTCTCCAAAGTGGTAGAGGTGGAAGCTGAAGATTATGTCTCCGCTTTCGAGAAAGTTGAAGACATGGTAAACTGTGAAGATATCATTCTCACAGCAGATGATTTTGAAGGTCGTGAATTTTATCCTGAGGTAGATTATGAAAATTAATGTAAATGTAAAAATATCTCCTGTTGATGTAAGAAATGCAGCAATACGAGCAGCTAAAGACTACTGCGAATTAATGAACAGTAATAGAAAATACAGGGATTGTACTGGAAGTTTACGCCATTCATATACATACTCCATCAAGAATGATATGCTGATCGTAGCCTGCGGATTAAACATTATTTATTCAGTCGCCTTGCCAGTTGTTGATTATGGAAACGAAAACAAGTAAAGCCACTTCCCTACTCCGCTCTGGAAATTTGAAAGAAGCGTTATCCATCTTCCGCACCTTCCGCATCGGATTCACCAAAGAAGAACGCAGAACACTGCAAATTGCAAGTGAAAGTCTTGCCGGAAATGGGAACTTCTACCAACAGTTAGGAATCGATACGGATTACATGATAAGCAAATCGGTTGAGATAATCACAGAAAAGTATTTGAGCAATGAAAAAGTTTAATGAGAAATAATAGATAAAGCTTGTCTTATTATAACTAATTAGTTATATTTGCATCATGAGAAAAGAATTAGGAAAATAGCTGATGGATATAGCCAAGTATATAACCACCGCAGTTGTGTTGACATCCATCTTCGGGGATGTGCAGGAAAAATGGATAATATATCTTGGAGGTTCGTTGGCAATAGTAATCACACTATTGGCAGGTCTTTGGCTTGTCAATGACAAAAAGAAAGGATGATAAAATGGGAGCATTGATTATGTTCGGGCTTGTATCGGTCATAGCCATTGTCGGCGTGATTTATTTCAACCATAAAGATAAAAAAAATATACAAGAAAGCGCATAAAATACTTTCAAATGTTTAGTTTATCGTTATGAAGTTAGATGAAAAGAAATTGGCAAAGCTCAAGGCAACCAACCAGCAACTTAATGAGAAATATGGGGAACATGGTACAGATACTCGTGAGAAGTTCAATGAGAAGTCGATGGCATGGTATTATGGTGATATACTTCGTGAACGCCGTAAGGAGCTAAAATTGACCCAGAAGCAGTTGGCGCAGAAAATTGGTAAGGAGCAAAGTTATATCGCCCGTGTGGAAAAAGGGGAAGTAGATATCCAGTTATCAAGTTTTTTCCGCATTGCGCGTGCGTTGGGTATCGAGTTTACGCCTACATTTGTTTGAAGTTAATTTTATATTCATAGAACATTTGCTTGCATTAAGGCAGAATGGAGAAGTCCGTTCTGCCTTTTTCGTTTCTGCAAGTAAAAGTTAAATCTTTGTCTTTCAGTATTTTATGATGAAAATAAAAGATGTAAACCATTGTAAATCAATTATTTATTTGTATCTTTACAATATCAAAATAACACCTATTAATAACAAGTAAAAGTCAAGAGCAATGAAAACAGAAGAACTTATCAGATACTACAAAGCAAACATTGAAGCTATTGAAAAAGGATTGAACAACGACTCTCTTTCAGCAGATAAAAAATTCAGATTGGGATATACACAACAGGCGTTGGACGGATATAAGTCTGCTTTACAAGAACTTCTTGGAAATAATAACGACTAATAATAGAAGAGAGCAAATGAGCAAAGTAACAGAACTAACAAAAGAGCTTCAAAGAGTGATGTATTCCACTACATATTCATTTGAGATTGATACCGAAGATTATGTTTTCGGATTCAAAAAGACTTTAAGGAAAAGAACCAAAAGTATGGCTAAAGCCCTGCAACTTGAAAGAAAGCTAAGAAACGATGTCGGGCGGTATTTGTCCGCTTCTGTTCGAGTGGTTGCTGTAAGGCTATATAATAATGGAGAATTAAGAGGTGAATTTAAAGCATAACATAGTAAATCATAGCACAATGAAAACATCCAGTAAATTAACCAGCAAAGAAAGCTTTGCCATACTCCACAAAATAGAGAACGAAAAATATCCCACTGATGGTAGTATTAAATTATCAGACTGGTGCGATCAGATGCAGAAAGCAAGACTTGAAGCAATCAAGGATCTTGTTCCTGAAGTCGGATTAGGTTGCACAATCTGCTACTATTCAGATAAACGTGCAGCCACAGTAACCAAAATAGTTTCCCCATGCAAGATTGAGGTCACTTTCAATCAAACCAAGTGTATTGATTATTACGCTGGAGAGTACGAGATTTTATCCGAACTTGAAGGCGATGCAAAAGTATTCACTAAAAGAAGAAACGGATATTGGGTAGCAGAAGGCCAGTCTTATAAAGACGGAGTTATTCTTATGCTACATTACCAGAATCATTATATTGATCCATCATTTTAAAATTAAGAGCAATGAAGGCAAAAGACATTATATTCCTTTACTACCCTTGTATGGTGGTTGTATGCGAACAAAATGCAATAGATAGGGAAACGAATGATTTACGGGAGTATGCAAAAATAGTCTTACATTCATACGAAATACCTACATTCCGGCTTTCCGATTTTGATTTTGTTCCTGCCGGGACTATAAAATGGACTAAACACGCCTATATGTTAACTGAAGAGCAAAGGAAACAAATTCAAGATGTATCCATAAAGACAAGGGAAGATGATAAAGAGCGTATTGAGCATTTCACTCGATTGAAAGAAGCAAGTTTACGAAAACATAACAAGGAGGATTGATTATGACATTTCAAGAGTATCAGAAAAAAGAATACGGTTACGATTGCATAACCACATTTTGGGATGACTTCTGCATCGCTGAAAAGTTTGGTGGCATTAGTGGAGTTAAGGATACATTTCGTAGAGCATTCAAAGAATGGAAGGATAATTACAAGTATCTGACAGAACTTGTAATAGTACTGAACCATAGATGCTGGATGCTCCATAATCGAGGGATGAATGAGTTATCTTCTGTATATTTGAATCTATATGAAAAAGCCCACGACTATGCCTTAAATAATCTTGAAGGAGAAGAGTTCGATTATTACCATCAATTAACAGATTAATGTCATGGAAAAGATTTCAAACAAAATCGGATGGTGCGTGATGATTGTGACAGGCAATAAAATAGGATATCATTGCCAAGGTCTAGCGGAAAAATTGGCATACGCCATCCTGTACGATGGTTACAATGTAGAACCTTGTGATATAGGTTATTTGGAACAGCAAGCATTGATTGTTCATGATGCTGTAAAACAAGACAATAGAGTTGATGAAGCTAATGAAATAGCAAGAAATATATTAAACGAACTATCACTATGAACACTTATGTAAAATTCTGTCCAAATGTATTTTTGGCAAAGTGCGATGAAAAGCACGAAAAAGGAGAAGTTATTGAGGTTACAACCAAGTACGGTAATGAGAACGAAAGTATCGTCTTTAATCTCATCTTTGAGAAAGACGGATTTTTCTACTACTCGATTGTACGGGCTGACGGATTTAATGTACAGGAATGGGCGAAGCAAAGAGCTGAACGTAGAAGGGCATGGGCTGAATCGGCAGAACGTAAAAGCAAAGAATACTTTGACAAATCTAATAAAGATAGAGATTTTCTTTCACTTGGTGAACCTATCAAGGTGGGACACCACAGCGAAAGACGGCACAGGAAAGCAATAGAGGACGCTTGGAACAATACAGACAAAGCAGTTGCATTCAGCGACAAGGCTACTGAACACGAAAGCAAAGCTGAGTATTGGGATAAACGTGCAAACACAATTAATTTATCAATGCCTGAAAGTATCGATTTCTACAAACATAAGCTGGAACAAGCTAAAGAATACCACGAAGGTGTGAAGTCCGGCAAATACCCACGAGAACACGCCTACACTCTTACTTATGCCAAGAAAGCCGTAAATGAGGCACAGAAGAATTATGAACTTGCACTAAAGTTGTGGGGAGATGAAGAATAAAGTATACGTTTTGTTTCAAACTGATATTTGGAAAACAAAATCAAGTAGAGTGTGTTTCGGTGTATTTCTTTATGAAAATGCTGCTATTGATGCTGCCAAAGAAAATGGTTTATATACCAATGAAAGTGAAGTTGATATTATAGAATGTGAACTTGGAAAATTTGAGGAATTATGAAAACGATAGTAAAAGTCTATCTGAAAGACGAGCATGGCAATGAAGACTGGTTCGTTACCCCCATTAACCTTCCGGAACAAGAAGCGCACGAAAACTATATAGGCAAACGCTTCAATATAGGAATAGATACAGACCATATGATGAAATGTTGGAAGGTTGAGACCTTGAGAGTAGAAAAATAGTATTTTTGCCCAGTTTTATTTGAAAGACAAATAAAATATTGTATTTTTGAGGCAGAAATAAGAGAAAACAGCTAAATTGAAGGAATGACAGAAATGGGATTGTTAAGTAGCCGCCTGTCAGCGGTGAAAAAGGATGGACGTAAACAGTCTGACAGCGTGGAATATCATCCGATTGCAAGTTCAAGTCTTGCTTCCTTCAATTAGCTAACAAGGGAATTTAGCAAAGTTGGTCTATGCGTCGGACTGAAAATCCGAAGAACAAGGTTCGAATCCTTGAGTTCCCGCAACCCTTAGTAGTAGTCAAGCGAAAACAAGGACAAAAAGGCTTATGTAATTTACGGGGTGATGGAAATTGCCATCTGACACGACTGAAAGAAGCCGAAAAATTGCATGAGTGCTCTTGCGAGTAGCTTGAAAAATGATTGAGTTTGTGTTTAAGCCTGTCGGGAATATGCCCGGCAGGCATTTACGCAGAAAATGTATGAAGTTGTACATAACTTGGAAAATATGGAAGTAACAATAAGGCCTCAAAGAATATCCGACGCAGAACATAGCTGGAGGATGCGTAAGGATAAGGATATATGGAAGTACGCTATTTGCGAAAGCCCCTACTCTCCCCTATCCCTTGAATCAGAAAACAACTTTTATAGAGAACAGTCAGAAAGTGATGAGTGTATACGCTTTGCTGTTCTGGCAGACGGCATATATGTCGGCAATGTTTTCATAGATAGAATAGATGAATCAGCATACAGATTTGGAGAACTTCACACTCATATCCTTAACAAAGCCTTTTGGGGTAAAGGCATAGGCTATGAATGTAACCGGCTTATCCTTGAATATGCTTTCCGCATCGCTAAAATGAATGGGGTTTACCAATATATCAATCCCTGTAATACCGCTGCATGGAAGAATGCCTTGAAACTCGGATTTAATGATATCGGTACTTCCTCTGTCAGGCCTAACGTACATATATTTACTATAAAAAAAGAGCAATGGATAAAAGAATAGAAATTATAGAACTGCCTGTGTCCGAACTTAAGACAGAGTTTGGGAATCCCCGTAAACCATTAAAGAAGAAGGCCAAGGAGAAGCTGAAGGAGTCACTTGACAACCTTGGCGATTTCGGTGTTATCGTCATTGACGAACACAACAATATCATATCCGGACACCAACGTGTTTCCATTCTTATGGAGAATCCTGACACTCAAGTTTTGTGCAAACGCCTTATTGGTTACAGTGAATCAGAATTAAAGGCTATTAATATCAAAGCGAACACCCATGCCGGCGAATGGGATATGGACAAGCTGGCTGAATGGACCGCAGACTTGAAAATCGATTTAAGCCTTGACCTTGAAAATCTGAATGTCAAAGAAACAAAGATCAAGGATATGGAACTGATACGCTATGAAAAATACGATTATGTAATGATTGTATGCCGTAACGAGATAGACCATCTGAATCTGACCCGTGCTCTTGGAATTGACGACAAGAAAGTTCTTGTATCCAGAAACGCCACCAGAGAGCGTAAGATTAAAGCACGTGCCGTATGGTACGATGATATAAAAGCCCAGATTATGCCTAAAAAAGAAAAAGAACAATGAAAAATTTCAATGTACTGCTTACGTGCTGCTCCATCCACGTAAAGGAAGTGATAGATTGTTTGAAAAACAATGAAGACGGAGTTGATATAAAAGTGTATGTCGCAAATTCTGTTGCGGCCAACCTCCCGCCTGCTGAACTGTCAGACGGTAATTTTGTGGTTCCGCCCGTTTCCGCTCCAAATTATGTTGAAACACTCATATCCTTATGCAAGGAATATGATGTTTCAATCATCATGCCTACAGCGACATTGGAGTTGGAAATAATGGCTCGCGCTAAAGATAAGTTTGAGCAGAACGGTATTCTTGTATCTGTTTCTTCTATTGACAGTCTTCTGGTTGCCAACAATAAGATTGCTCTTTATAGTTGTTATGCCGGCTTAATGCCCAAACAGATCATTCCTGAGAGTGTTTCCGATGTGGATGCTTTCGCCTCTATGTTCAAGTACAAAAACAGCTCTATCTGTTGTAAAGTGGACAGTCTGTGCGGCGGTAAAGGCTTCGCCGTTGTGGATGACAAGAAGTGCAATGACACCTCTCTATTCAACAAGTTCGGAGAAAACAGATACATATCCTTGCTTGATTTGAAATCCATCGTTGACAATGGTAAAAATAAGGTTATCCTTCAGCAGAGAATCGAAGGACTGGATTACACCGTTAGTGCGCTTGCAGACAAAGGAGTAGTTACTCATATCTGCGGTTATGTTGGCTACATGATGGCTTTCGGCTCCATTATGTATGGAGAAATCCAGTCCAACGACATGGCGTATGATATTGTCAGCAAGATTGTGAGAGAACTTGAACTTGATGGTAATGTGGCTTTTGACTTCATTCTGAAGAAGGGCGGCAAGGTGGTACTGCTTGAAATAAACCCGCGTATCAATGCCTCTCTCCCGTTTGTACGTCATGCAGGTTGCAATATGGTTTATTTGCGATGCAAACAATTACTTGGTTATGAAATTCCATCCACATATGAACTAAATTATGGATTAAAGATGAAAAAGTTCTATGACACCCGGTATTACGTTTAACATATACGTCATGTCATATCAGCGACCTCATAAAATAATGACTAAGAATTGCCTTGAATACTGTACTTATGTCGTTAGGGAAGAAGAAGCTGATGCTTATAGAAATGCCGGCATAGATGATATGCTTGTCATTCCTAAGGATGCCACGCTTGAATGTGGCGGCAAGGTACATAGTTTCATGTCAACGCTATATTGGATAATTGAAAACACACCGGAGGATGTGATATTTGTTGCCGATGATGATATAAAGCGTTTCTGTTATCGACTTGACAATTATACTGCCATCACAGCAGAAAACTACCCTGACTGGAAAGAACGCACATGTGATGAAATACTCCGTATCGGCCAGCTACTTTACGATTTAAATCTTGGGCTTGCTTTTGATAATCCACAAATGGCTTTGTATGTGTATGACAAGGAATTTTGTTTTAAGGGAATGCCCGGTCATGTAAGATGGATAAACAAGAAAGCACTCAAGGCCAGATATGATCTGAAAGACCCGGCGATATCCGATGTTGATATGATGTTACAGGAACTGCTTATGAACAGAGTTGTACTCCTGCCTAAATATTTTCACAGCTACGGTATCCAAGCTTCCAATGAAGGAGGAACCACCATTGATTCCAGAAAGAACTACGAATATAGATGTGCAATGAAAAATAAATGGGGAAAGTATTATGAATTTGACTTTAGAAAAAATACAGCAAAGATTAATGTCAAGCGATGATTTGAAAACACCTCTATACATTGCAGACAAAAATGACTTCAAACGGAATATCACCGATTTTGTAGCCGCTTTCAGAAAATACTACCCAAACTATAATATCGGGTACAGTTTCAAGACGAATTACTGCAAAGAATTCATCAATGTGGTAAAAGAAATCGGTGGATATGCAGAAGTTGTTTCTCCCAAAGAGTATCAGCTTGCACGGAACTATGGATTTGATGACAGCCGGATTATATACAATGGAGTTATCCCTGATTTGGGCAATAAGATACGATGTGCTAATCATGGTGGAATAGTGAACGTTGATAATGTAGGTGAGCTTGGTTCACTTATCGGAATATACACCTCACCGCTTGCAATTGGAGTGCGTCTAAATTTTGATATTGGGAATGGCATAGTTTCAAGATTTGGAATTGATGTTGATAGCAAAAGTTATCAAGAAATCATAGAACTACAACGAAGAGGATTGATAAAAGTCAAATGTGTTCATTGTCATATTTCTTATGCTCGTGGACTGTCATATTTCAAGAAGCGTACCGAAATGATGGCTCGATATGCAAAAGAACTTGGAGCCAATATAGTTGATATTGGCGGCAACATGTTCGGTCGCATGGATGACAGTTTAAAAGCTCAATATGGAGAATATATACCATTGTATGAGGAGTATGCCAAAACTATTGGTGAAGTCTTTGCAAGAGAGTTCCCTAATGGAGAAGTGCAGCTTATCACCGAGAATGGCACACCGATAGTTTCCACTTCCATGTCTCTACTTGCAACCATTATTGGCAAGAAAGTTATCAGAGGAAAAACAATGCTCGTTGTGGATTGCAAGCGTGATGATGTCGGTTTTGTCTGCCATACGAAAAATCCACCTTGCAATGTGCTTTCAAACGATAGTGATTACGTCGAACACGTTACCATTTACTGTAGATACTAATTGAAAAGTGCGCCAATATTCCAGTTGAAAATTGCGCCACCATAGGATAAGTATAATGACCTT